ATGCGTCTTTGCATGCTTGCGTGAATACGGTTGAACATATCGCGCTTACGTCTGAGTCTTCTGCGCTTAAATCAGCGTCAGGCATAACAACGTGACGATGGAAAGAGCGTGATATCTCAACTCCGTCCCTCTTAATAACTGATGCAGTTCTAACTTGAACGCTTGACCAATCGCCGTTGTTAACGACCTCAATCTTGTCGTTCAATGTGTCTTCTGTTAGTGCCATTGTGTTTCTCCTTTGTCCGTCTCAAGAATCCACTTGAGATATTTATGCTTCTTCGTATGTGATGGTTTGATTTATATAAATTGCGCTTGCATTGGTCACCGCAAGGTCAGCCCAACCACCTCCACCTTGGCTTTCAAGTCCTAGCATATAGCTTGACCCCATATACCAATTTTGATTTTTGTCGCCGTCAAAGTTGATATTACTAGTCATGCTGAATGCGGCATTTCCGTAGTTGTTGCTTGCTGTTTTTGCGGTGAATGGTATTCCGGTGATCTGAATAGCTCCCAAGGCACCGCTGAGTGTCATGTTGCTGATGTGAAAAGTCAGAGTTACTAGTTTTCCTACTTTTACATATGAACCGTAAACAGTACCCACAGAAGGTGTTCCCGCTGTTCCCGTTCCACGCAAAACTGGTGTCCACGAGCCAGTTTCGTAGTCCGAAATTTTGTTTGCCGCTGCCGTCCCGCCTAGATAAATTCCACCTGAAGTGCTTTGCGGAAACTGAATAGAACCGTCAGTCTGATTTACTTGTAAAACCTTCTGGGTGCTCTCGTTGTAAACATGAAAAGCGTTAGCGTCATTCGCCCCTATTCCACCCCAACCCGCTGACCCTGTGGTGCGCTCTAACGTAATATGCACATCGCCGTTTGAAACAGAAAAGTTACTAGCAGTGCCAACATTAAAGTCGGTCGCTGAACCTGCTATAACCCCGCCCGATAGGTACAAATCTTTAAAGCGTCTATCTGAATCACCAAAGTCAATAGCCGCATCCCGTAACGCATTGGTGCTAGGGTTCCAAGGGCTAATGCGTTCATTGTCCTGAAAAACTAATCCTGTGTCAGCAGTTCCTATATACAGGTCATCAGAGTTACCAACACCAATACTACCAATAGTATTCGCTTGTTTTCTCAGTACAACAATATCGCCAGCGTTAGCATGATTCTTTCCAATTTGCATAGCTGGCGCATCAGCCGTTGTTGCTATCTCAGTCTTGCCGGTGGATGCTTCGTATCCAAAACCTTTTTGCGATGCATAACCGCTCGCAGGATTTGCGACAGTGTTGCCCACCAACAGGTTGCCTGATGCGTCAAGCGTCATAGCCTGAGACCAAGTAATAGCAGCGTCTGCTGTACCGCTTGCGGCTACTTCCCATCTATGCGCTGAATTGTTAGCGTCCTGCAAATAATTGCAAGCACCGTCAGACTCTGCGTACTTCCATCCAGAGTCGTAGTACGCATTGCTGACCATTCGCATATCGTGCGTTGGTGAGTAGTTAACAATAGCACCATTGCCAATTTGCAGAGTGTTGTAGGTGTTCCACGCTTCAGGAGTAACACCAATACCCACGATGCCGTTCATATTAACGCCAGTTTGGTTAACTACTAGGCGATAAGCACCTGACGCAGCGTCAGCGCGTAATACTTCACCGGATGCTGCAGCTACCTCTAATTTTGCATTGTTTGGGTCAGTACCAATACCTAACGACTCCGCTGAGGCATCCCACACTAGCTTTGCAGTAGTCCCCGTGTCCTCATAAAAACTGATATCGCCTGTGTCTCTGTCAATAGACAATCTTTTGGTCTCAGGGTCTTGACCAGTGCCAATTTCAAAGCGGTTGTTCGCGCCTGAATATTTTAGGCTTGCGCCGTATTCAGATGTCGCGGTAGCAGTTTCATGCAGCAGTATTTTAGAGTCCTCTCCAGCACCCGCAGTGTTGACGTTCAGCGTAGCGCCACTTGCGTTGCTGACAACAAGCCCTGCACTTGTTACGCTAGAACTAAACGTAGTCGCACCTGTGCTTGTCAGTCGCATGACCTCAGTTGCGGTCGTATTAGCATCACCCGCTGACTGCCTTGTGCTGAACAGCAGGTCACCTACGCCGCTTCCGCCTGTTCTAGTAAAGCCAATCGCAGCTCCGACCCAATTTGAGTTGACGCCTGATTCGCTAAACGCAATTTGTGGGCCTTGGCCAACGGTTGCGCTGTCACCAGTCAACATGATGTGACCGTTTTTGGTTCCTGTGGTAGAAGCTCCGCGAATTGTTAAGTTGCCGTTTGTTGGGCTGCTGTCGCCTATACCTAACGACTCCGCAGACGCATCCCAGAACAACTTAGCCGTTGTGCCTGTGTCTTCGTAGAAGCTGATGTCGCCGTTGGCGGCTGCTAAAAGTCGGGTTTTAGATTGACCAATTATCGGAGAAGTCTTTAACTCAATGTCTGCTACAGCCAACGTCCTTAGTGCAAAAATTTCGTTCGTATGATCAAACAGTAAATCGCCGCCGCTGTTGTCTACTCCGCTTTGCTCAAAAACAAATTGATTGTATTGGTCTGTCGCGTCCAGAGTAATCTGACCTGAGCTTCCACTGTTTATTTGCACCGCACCATCAACAGTAAGCGCACCTACGATATTCGTAGCATCAAGGTTAGTAGTGCCGTCTACGTCTATGTCGCCTGAGATGTCTAGGGATGTTGCTGTTACAGAGCTATTAAACGTAGCCGCACCTGATGTATCTATTCTTAGTAATTGACCGGCTGAGTCAACTCTATCAAGATTAAAAGAATTAGTGGCTGAGTCTATTCGGAAACCATAATGAATTGCACTATCAGATGGCTGTAAACTTAATGCAACTTCTCCCGCTGTATTGCTTCTTGCTCGTCTTGCCTGAACATTCCCATCAACCTCTAAAGTGCTTGCCATATCCACAGCACCATCTATGTCCACGACATCAAGGTTAGTAGTGCCGTCTACGTCTATGTCGCCTGAGATGTCTAGTGAAGCAGCAATAATCTCGCCGCTTGCGTTGATAGCTCCGTTAATATCAATTGTTGTAGCAGCAATCTGGACTTCAGTATCCGCAACAATATCAAGCTGTCCGTCTGCGCTTGAGTTAATGTAGATCGCGGCATCGCGGAACTGGACTTTGTCTGTTGTGCTAAGTTCTATATTAGTGCCGCCTGAGGTGTTACCGTTAGCAAGAACCTCAGCTAAAGTGTCAAAAGAACCGACTTGGGCGTCTACATATGCTTTTATGGACTGCTGAGTGGCTAAAGATGTGGCGCTGTTAGACGCCATGTTATCTTCGTCTAGTACCGCTGTAACTGTAGTGCTAGTGCCTAACTGCAAAGAGGTGGTGCTAGTTACTGCTTCAACTACATTAGTTCCATCACAGAACAAGAACATAGTACGTCCATTAGGGACAAGGATACCCGAACCGCTAGAAGTTTTTAGAGTTACGTTCTCGCCTGATGCATTCTTTGCTATGTATATTTTAGAGAGGGCTGGACATACAACCGTACCAGCGGCTGACAGGCTTGATCCTGTATCCGTAAACTCTAACATTGCACATCGGGATTCAGCGGTTGTGCCATTAGCTGTTGTAAGTGTATGGGAGTTACCTGACCACGTGTTGACTACTGCACGCCCTGCTATGGCCTGTTCTACCATAGAAGTTATGTTGTCGTTTACTACATCTCCCCAAGTACCACTAAGTTCGCCCTGTACTGGGAGCGCGAGTTTTAGTATCGAAGTATATTGCGTTGTCATTTGTAAAACCTCATGCGGCTATTCTGTCCCAGTTAGGGTCTTGTGTAGTTGTTGCTTCACTCCACGTTGGAGTTTGGCTATCATTTATTGCCTGCCAACTAGGGGCTTGTGTATCTGTTACTCCGTTCCATGTTGGAGTCTGACCATCATTTATGGCTTGCCAGTTGGGGTCTTGGTTATCGTCAACCTCTCCCCATATGTTTACTGTACCTATGTATCCTACAGCAGATACTCCAATTACGGAAACATCTGCGTCAGCAGTAGCTACTACCGTGCCTAGTTCGGCGTCTACCTCTAACCCAGTAACCGGTATGGTTATACCTAGCGCAAAAGTGACATTACCTAGTTGGGCTGCGCCTACTACACCTGTTACTAGGGTGTTTGCTTCTGCGTCTACTGTAACTGTACCAACTGAACCTGTAGCTACTACACTCGTTACCGGAGCGTTTGCTTCTGCATCTACTGTAACAGTACCTAGTTGAGCTGCCCCTACTACACCTGTTACTGAGACGTTTGCTATGCCTGCGGCTGTTAATGTACCTACCGCTCCCTCGGCCTCTACGCCTGTTGCGGATATATCAGCTTCTGCATCTACTGTAACTGTACCAACTGCGGCGGCTCCAGCTACGCTAGTAACCATAACATCTGATTCGGCATCAATTGTCGCTGTGCCGATACCTCCCGCAGCGTCTACGCCCGTTACAGAAGTATTTGCTGCTGCGTCAATCGCTACAGAGCCAATAACTCCTTCCGCAGCAATACCGTCAACCGATACTATAGTTAGATCAGTACCCCAAGCCGTTTGGCCCCAAGCACCGCTACCCCAACCTACATACTCAACAGAAGACGGCATTTAACTACCCTATGGAGTAGCAATACGTACAATAGCATTTGTAGCATCTGCTGCCGGAAACTGTACAGTAAAATCACCCGCTGTAGACGTTTTATCCCCACCAAAATCAAGCACCGCAACCGCTGGGTTGCTACCTCCCGACTTGTATATTAGAGCGCCGCGAGCCGTAATAGTAGCATCCGTCCACGTAGTATCCGCAAAGTCTAAAAATGCTGTAGTGCCCGACGCCGCAGGATTAGCAGAAATAGTAAGTGTATTTCCTCCCGCAGTGTAATTTGTACCTGATACTTCATTAGTAGTAGCGTACGCTGTAGTGGCAGCACTTAGAGTTGCACTAGACGTGTACAACGCTATTTTAAAAGTCTGTCCAGTGTTACTACTAAAGTCCATCTCTCCATCTAGAAGAGCGATTTTAAAAGAAGTACACATCGCTTGTGAAATTGCCATTTTTTAGTTCCTCAACTAACTGGTGTTCTGAACTGTCCAGAACGGTATGTATCTTCTCGTAACTTACCGTCACCAAGATTCTTTAATAGTCCCATAGACAAGACAAACATTTTCTCGTAATTGGCTACAATGTCTGGCTCGCCCTTCATAAACCGTATTGCTTCTATCAGCGCCCCGTTCAACAGTGCGGAGTCAAATTCATCTCCCAGCCACGTAGTACCGGCGGTAACTATAGATTGGGGGTAGTACCCGTAATGAAGCTCCATGCTATATGCAGCGTTAGGAGTTGGCCCTACTATAAAAGAGTCGTCATCGAAGTACGCATAGTGTTTTGGTAGTCCAGTAGCCGTATTGTTGGGGTAGGCTTCACGTATAAAATTAACGTCTTTGTTTAAAAGAAACGTGTAATTACCGCTACCGTCTATAACCGCTAAAGAGTACGACCATAAGAAGTCAGTAGGCATACCTAGATACTGATTCCCGTTAGACAACGTACCTGTAACATTCTTACGCAACGCGGGTATCTGAACTGAGTTATATATCTTCTGCTCGGCCTGTTCCGTAAACATAGCAAGCTGATCATCTGTGAACGAGTTCTCACAAATGTCTTGGATATTAGCTTTCAGTTCTGTGTAGTTCATAGTCTACGCCATCGGGCCACGGGCATATAACCCTTTAGTTGCTGCCCCAGTACCACGAACTTTGACTTTACCGCCTTTAGAGTAAGCACTAGTCATAGGCTTGCCAGTTTTCTTGGCCTCTTTCTTAGCAGCTTTTTTACCCGCGTCTGTATACGCGAATTCTTTTTTCCCTACTTTTGGCATCTTACTGCTCCTATTAAGTTATTACTGTAACTTGCCCTATACTGCCAGTCATAATTAGCACATTAGGGGTTAGATTGTAGGGGTCAAACCCGCCACCTACAGGACTCCAACCCCACTGGGTATCTCTACTACTATAACTTCCTGACTCGCCTAAACTAGTGTCCGGTCGGGGGCCACGTAATGCTTGCGGGTCGTTTACTGGAAACTCACCTAGTCTATTTTGGGGCTGGTCTTCATCCCAACACTCAGGACACGCTTTTATATTAGTGTCTCTATCTTTAACTATAAGGCTCTTTAGCTCTTTTAGTTTGTACTGCCATCCACACACATCACAGTAGGCTATGGCTATCTTATTAGAGGCAAACTGATTAGCCATGTCTATACGTACCCTATACGGGGGGTAAACCTAGCTGAGGTCTTCTCCCTGTCTTCTCCTGCGGCTAATTCAAACTGCTCGTCATACACAGCTTTTAGCATGGGGACTCTATCAACCATTTCCGGTATCTTCATAGATATGTAATAAGCTAACCCTGCCACTAGGCAAGGAAAGAATCTAAAATTCATGTCCGCAGTTTGTATGCCGCTACCCGCGTCTTCTATTCTACGCATACGCCAGTAGTATAAAACATAGTCGTTAGTATCGGGTATAGGCCACAGGTTAACTTTAGGAGCGTCACGTAGGCGCTCGATGTACATCTGTATGGGCCTACCTTGTGTTAACTTGTTAGGAATAGACGCGTAAGTACTCACACTAATACGACTTAGGGTGAGATCAGATTGAGTTGCTGCGTTGCCGCTGCCTGTGCGTATTTGTTGCTCTAGCAGGTCTATAGTGTCTGCGGGTAGGTCATACTGCGTCTGCCCTTTAACTAAATTAACAGTGCCACTATCTATAGTCCACATGTTAATACCACGGTTCTGCCACTCGATAGTAAGCAGATTCATAGAACGTCGGGCCGTGCGGAGATCATACCCAGAGCGCATCTCACGTCCAGCACGTTCAAACGCTTCTTCAGCGATCTCTGTGAAGTCCATGTTAAACGTAGAAGTGCCTGATGTAGCCATTATTTATTTCTCCGTTTGGCGGCTGATACTCTTCTAGGCTTACCTGCCGGTTGCCCTAATCTCTTCTTCTCAGCTACTTTCTTTTTCTTCTCGGCACTAGACATCTCGCCAGAAGTCTTAGGAGTCTTCTCAGATACCCGTTTAGAGGGCCTACAATACGGGGTACCACGTCCATCTCCTTTTTTACGACCACAAGCCTTGCCAGTTTTAACGTCTTTCCAATCTTCTTGGAACCACCGTTTTAGAGACGCACCTTTTTCTGTCTTGCGTATCTTGCCACCAGACTTGTAGTACGCTCGCATTACTTACCAGCCTTTTTCTTCCGGCATTTAGCAATAGCCCCCGACGCGTAAGCTGACGGAAACACTTTATATTGCTTTTTTACTTTGGTGTAGCAGGCGTCTTTTACTGTACCGCCTTTTTTATAGTAGCAACGCATCACTTACCTCATTTTACAAGCACGTACACCTTTTGTAGCTTTACCAGCGCCCCGTACTTTGCCGCCAGCCTTGTACTTTGGCACCTTACCGCCTCCTTTCATAGCAGGTTTACGAGTCTTACCTTGCTGTTTATTTAAGTAATCCCGTAATGATAGTCCCGATGCTTCTAATTCTTCTTTAGTAACAGCCGCTTTTT